CCGCTGAACGTGATAGTTGCAGTGGACCCTGCGCCTGCTTGAAGGTATGTACTGTCTCCTAAGTCTGAATAGACAGTCTTTGCGGCTCCTGTTAAGTCATTCACATAAACTGTATTAGTAGTACCCGGAAGAGATACAATGAATTCTTCTTCAGAGTCTCTTGTGACGAAGTGTGTGAAAGCACCACTAAGGTCTATGGATGCTGCTGAAGAGTCTTTGAGTTCTAAAATGTGATTCGTAGGAGGACGCTTGATTAAGCCACCAACAAGTAGAGGTACGGCGTTCTCTTGAACCTCGCACTGATTTGGAAGTCGCTGTGCTGAGGGCTGTTGAGATACACCTCCTACAAGATTAGGAAAACTGGTGGTAACTAGCATTAAGTGATTCCTCGTGATGCGTCTGCTCTATTCACTATGCGGTATGTGTCATAGTTTGCAAATATAGAATGGTCAGCCGTGTCTCCTTCAAACTCTTTGAGTAGAGCCAAGGCACGAACCTCGTCTTCTTGGCTGAATGCGTGGTGTGCTTGAGACCCTACCATTCGATCTTGAAAGATTCTTGCTGCCCTTACTGTGGTATATCTACGGGCTGGCTCTGGAAGGTCATCCCAGTCCAGCATGTACACTACACCCGCTTCCACATCTTTAGTGAACAGGTAGGTGTTGTCGGTTTTGTTGAAAAGCCTGCCACCTCTTTGGGCTACATCTCTGGTGTCGTAAGACGAAGATGTACCTGAAGATTCCATCCAGTATTCAATGTCTATACGAAGTACGCTGTCTGGAAGATTGATGAATTTTGTAGAATCATCAGGAGAAAAGGTGACTTTCTTTTGGGTGTTAAAGTGCCACCCGTGTGCCTGAACTTCTCTACTGATTTCTGTAAGAATGTTACGAGAGATAGCCGCATCTGCATTCGATTGACCATCTAACGAGTTGATTGGAGGTTCACCTACGGCAGACAACATAGTATTGATTGCCTCTAATTCAGTTGTTCTAGTTGATGCCATTTATAATTCTCCAATAATAGAAAAAAGGAGCGACCCCTCCGAAGAGGAGCCGCCCCAGGGGAGACTCACTGTGATGAGTATAACCTAAATACTAACTAAGGTCAAGTCTCGTTACTGAATGAGTAACAACACTCTTCACGAAGCACGCCATGGCCCATAGCGTAACGAGCCATTAGCATCGTTCCGAGACGTTCCATGTAATATTCGGATTCCATTGCAAGGTCTAGCAACTTCACAGTGCCGAGGCCTTCTGTTTGGAAACCAATACCAATGCATTGACTAAAATCGTATCCGCCGTAGCCTACGCCTGCTCCTGCAAACGGGTCGTTGTTGACGGACGTACTATTGTGAACATTTGTAGCAGAAGATTCGTCTGTCTGAGGAATGTGGTTGCTCTTAAGAATACGAACACCTGCAACCGAGACGATGTTACCAGCAGCAACGGAGCCGTTACCTTCGGGGTTATAATCACGATTGATTGCATCTGTATTTTCAGCAATCAACTTATAATACTCGTCAGGAGGAAGAATTGCTATACGGCCTTCAGACGGGACGCTTTTCAGGTCCATGAGTTCTGCCATCTTAAAGAGAGATGAAACCCAATCTGCACCAGTAACTGTGCCACTGTTCCCTCCGCCACCAGAGACTTCGGTGACTCCGTTAGCGTCGGCATCACTGCCGTCAACAAGAATTTTAGCACCAAGATATGCACTGGCAATCTGTTCTGCTGTGCTAGACGCAGAAGTACCAAATCGATCTAAATTGGTCTCAGAAGCAGCAATACAAGTACGAATAAGGTTCTTGTCTGCTGTGTAGGCTAACTGTCGCCCAATTTCAGTCGAATAAATCGAACGAACTTCATAGTGATTCTTTGCTTCGTCAATGTCAGCAATGAATGCAGATGAAGTTAGAACACCGTCGATAGCGATGGTTTTCTCTGAGTGATTGATGTTAGAAGCATAGGTATTCCCGGCTGATTGTTCATCAGCAAAGAGGCTATCGCCTGGTGTGTGGTATACAGCAGAAGCAACGCCTGTTACGGGAAACTGTGCAGTCTTCCCACTATTGATGGTTCGCACGCGGTGAAGCGGCATCATCAAGTTATTTTCCTCGAACGTGGTAAGTACCTCGCCGCTGAAAACCTTGAGGAACAAATCCTCATTTCCTGCCGAACCGCCTGAATCAAGTCCTAAGCGGGACGGATCAACTCCTTCATAAGCCATTTTTAGATTCCTTATAAAATGTTTTGGCTAGAGTCACATTTGATGGTGAGTCTAGGTAACTAAGGAATCTCAGTTATCCATCGCAACGGGCTGGGTTCTGTAACCTCAACTCGCCATCGCATAGTGCTACCGCCCACCGTGAGCCGCAGCAAATAGACGTAACCCCGAAGAACGGGATTAAGCCCTAATATTATCTTCCTAACATTGACTTAACACGGTCTGCCATCATCACTCCCATTCCCCATCCAACACAGAAAACCAGAAGTGTCCACCAAATAGTGCCTAGAAAATCATCCATTACAATGTTCCTTTTTGAGTTTAACTATACGGGCTTGACCGAGTGCCTTTATAGCCCATAACGTACTGACCACCCCCGATGCCACAATGATCGGAAGTGCAATAAAATGAAAATACTCTTGTAATAAAGCGTTAATAAAAATTAGCCCTACCCCTCCAAGGACAGGATACCAGCCTTTACGCCCCGCTGAAACACAGAGTAAAACGAAACCACCTAGTATTGAAATGCCTCCTACGAAACTCAGCATTGCCAAGCCTCCTCCAGCACTTTGGACTTCTCCGGCGATGGAAGACACTTTGTCAGTCATGGTTGGAGGGTTCCACATCCGATCTACTGTGGCACATCCTGCCAATAGGAAGATCGTAGCCATCAGTATGTATTTGTTATTCATTAGAGGATATTTGAATGCGAGAGTCGCGTCTCGATGTCCTTACGGTATGCAGGGTCTTTAATATACCGAGGGTCTTTCATAGCCGCAGTCAACTGAGCGACCGATTGGAACGCACCGCTGGCTCCTTGAGTACCTGTGTCTCCTTGGATCAAAGACCCCTGAGTAGACATCGGTTCTTCAGCAGTCCACCGACTAGCGAGGCTACGAATAGCAAACATCATCTGTTCTGGTGTTCCACTCATTACTGCTTCATTAAAGACTGCTTGATCGTTCTCTGAGAGGTTTCCCTTAGCCCACTCAACCATGGACGCATAGTTACCCTCTCCGCCTACCTCTGCGTAAACAGAGTTAAGATGGTTGCTCAATAGAGCCTGCTGGCCTTCAATATAGCCATCAATCATTTCTCTAGGGAGTCCCATTTTTACCAGTTCATCACGAGAAGCGTCAGAGATTTCTCCACTACTCCCAAACTCCTCGCTGTACTTATTAAAAGTCTCTAGAGTAAATTCAGTAGGCGTTGCAGCCTCTTCTTCTTCTCCGCCCTCCCCCTGCTTCTTCTTTGTATATTCTGTTTCTAAGTCAGAGTATGCTTTAGCCATCGCTTCGGGGGACTCAAACTTCTCAGGAAGCCACTCAGGACGTTCTTCAGCCGTAATCTGAGCCTCTCGTTGAGCCTCTTCTTCAAGTTTAGCCTGTTGAGCAGCCTCTTGATCTGCTGCTTCTTGTTCTAGACCTTGAAGGTCTGCTTCAGAAAAGGCAGCATCTCCAGCGTCTTCGTGAGTTTCCACTTTTTGATAATCAGCCATTTACGTTCTCCATTTGTTTCGACATTGCATTCACAGCGTTAGGTCCTAGAGATTCAGTCATTTGTGCCATCTGTTGCTGTTGCATGGCAGCAGCGATCTCTTGCTCTGATTTAACAAGACCATCAGTGTCTATTCCCAGTGCGTAGGCACGACGCGACATGTACTCTCTAATATCAATATATTGAGATAATACCTCAGGACCAAGAACTTGCGCTATGCCAGCCAAATAAATATCAAGGCGATTTAAGTCGTTCCCGCGTCCTAGTGCTTCTATTCCTGTGATTATTGTAGGAGTAATCTTATCCCTTGGGATTTTGGGGAGATTCTTGTCCTTCTGCATCCTATCCATAATTCTATTGACCAGAGGGAGTTGGAACTCCTGAGATAAGACGCTGTATATTCCGCCAAGTTGTCTCTCAATAGACTGTGTTACTAGCCTTACTTCTTCTGCGGTAACGCGATCCGCATTACGAATAGTTGATTCTGTAAGGAGGAATGCATATGATAAACGCTCTTGAATCTGCTGCATCGCATTGAGTGCGACACCGAAATCATTTGCCTTCTGAGTTTGCAATACACTGACATCTGCGGCCGATCCTTCCCTTATTGCGCCATTGGGACTCTCTGCAAGAGTCTTGGCTCGTGTAGTACCATTTGGATTCACTAGGAACAATACCTTAGAAGAAGCCGCTGCTCCTTCTACGATGGCCTTGGTTAGCCCCTCCAACGACGATAGGTCGCCAAAGTATTGTTCAACATAGCCTCTCCCGTAATCCTCCCCATCCACCCGCATCATTCTAAGAGCGATGAAGGGGGAGTGACCTTTAGGGAACTTTTGTATAGTCTCTTCGATGATCTTGCCTTGCACCTCTTGTACAACCTGGACTTTCCCGTCATCAAGGATTTCTTGTTTCGTGTAGATATCACAGTGATCTTCATACTCAGCCAGTTGAGATTCCACATACTGCCTAATACTGGGAGGAAGCATAGCCGGAGCCACCGTTTCTTTCAATATGATGCACCTAGCGTTACCCATAGGGTCTCTCTTAACAATAAAGCGATCAAGGTGGATCACTCGCATAGGACCCTTGTCTGGCAAGTATAAAAGGGCATTGCCTGTCACGACAAGGTGTCGCAGGGCCTCAAAGGTCGCTACGCGAATGTTATTTGCTTCAATTTCTCTAGAGACTGCACGTTCAATGTCAGCCAGAGATGTCTCTACCTCAGTCTTTATTTTTGGGTCTATGGATTCTAATTTCTTCATCTCTTTCTCATCGAGAACAAGTCTGAAGAATGGGGCATTTGGAGGCAGTAAACTCAGCAGAAGGGCTGAGGATAAATTATTAACTCCTCGCGCGCCCACACTTTGCCAAGGCGTAGGAAATTTTCTAGCCCCGTTCCCGTCATCAGGTAGAATCGTGGGGACTGTGAGTCTTGAGGAATCTCTCCCTCTCTCTAAGAATGACGATCTTTGGGATTCGCACTTAGAATATAGACTTGCTATAGAACCTTCACCATGCATTAGACATTAACCGAGCCTGTGGACCCGCCTCCTAGTGGTATTGTGTACTTCGCCTTGCCTGACTTAAACCCCGAAGCAGCCCTTCGCTTCTGTGCGGCGGTTTTAGCCCTCTTTTGAGGGTTCTTTTCGGGCGGCATCTGTGGTAATGAGGGAGGTGCGGACACCGTAACAGGAGCCGGGGGTGGGGGTGGTGGCACAGGAGCCGGAGGAGGCACTACCTGAGCCACAGGCGCACTAGGAAAACACATAGTAATTACTCCTTGTTGTCTAGGATATTATCATTCTGCTCGTTGAATATCTGATTCAAGAACCTAATAACTGATCGCTGCCCAGAAACAAACCAGACAGTCTTTTCGTCCCATTCAATATCGGGACATCTCTCAGGCCATCTTCTGTTTAGTTCTACCAATAATGCTTCCGATATTGCTGGAAATTGTAAATCTTTGTTTTTCATTCCGTATAGTCATCCTTATATTCGACCAAATAAACGTAAAGTGCTGTCAGCACACAATTAAGAGGGGTTCCACAACTTAACCTCTTCTTTTTTCATATCAAACTCCCCCCACCGAAGTATCCTAGCGACCCTAGCCTGAACCAGGGCATCCTCTTCCTCTATACCTGCTTTTCTATACGCCTCAACTACGGCTTCCCAACTAGGGGTATTGAGAATTTTAGCCCCTGTCTTAGGTCCAATTCCGGGGCATCCTGAGTAGCCATCTACTGCGTCTCCCATCAAAGCCTGTAGGAGATGGTTGTAGTCCGCTTCCTCATCGGTGATCTCCACAACCCCCTCAGTATCCCTGTTGGGATTGTAGTGAAACCCCGGAACAGTCTTTAGGTCTTTGTCTATAGTAACTATAACTTTCTGACCTTTAATTTTACCCAAACCCGGAGAGCCTGCCAGTAAACCCAGCACATCATCGGCCTCTAGCGTATTCACCTCAAATGAGCGATAGGTTCTCTTACAGTAGTCCTTAAGTTGAGGAAATATGAGAGGTTTTCTTTTTCTCTTTCTATTATGTTTATATGAGGGAAGAATAGTCTTCCTCCAGTTCTGCGGACTAGATAGTGCAACGATTACCTTATCGGCTTCTAATCTCTCTTTAGCATCCGCGATCCAGCAGTCGAATCTCTGTGTTGCTTCCCTGAGGTCTGAATGAAGCGTCCAGAAGTCGTCTCCCCAGTCTACGGCTACTTCACAGACATTGGTTACTTCATAAAGAGCAATATCACCATCAATTAGTAAAGTTCTCATCTTCAGTGCCTCCTGCTTGTATTGCTAATTTACCTAACTCAATAAGTCCTACACATGCGTGGTAAGAGCCTGAGAACGAGATGGTTAAGTCTTCGATCTGGCTAGTCCTCTTAGAAGCCGCTAGGAACACCATCTCATCAAACCGACCCTGAATCTCTCTGAGCATATCTTCAGTTGGAACAAAAGTAAGGTCCTTCACAGCGATGTTCTCTTGATGCTTCGCATCCGCTTCTTTATGGAGTCTCTCATAGCAGAATGAGGAGGATACTTGTATATCTTGGTTAATAACTCAGCCTGCTCTCCCTTATCCCTGAGATATTCTTGTATACTATTGCATATAGACACAGCAAGAGAGCCACTTACTCTCCACCTGAAAACAGAGCGTCCTTTGCAAGTCTTTCTGTTCAGCATTCCACACGCACCCCCTAGTATCCTGTGAATCTCTTCAATAACAGATCGACAAGTTGAATCTACTGCTATGCGAGGACCATTGTCCACTGTAAAGCACCCCTCTCCGTCAATCAGCCCGGCTACCCACGCTGCATCAGTGGGTTTCAGCCCAGTTAGTTCCAATTTTGTACTCTCCATCGAGGGGGCAGCGGAATCCGAGGGCTTTCCCTGCTTCTTGTATTGCTTGCACTGCGACTTTTCCGACTTCATCTGCTAGTTCCATCCGTACCTGTAGTTGAATCTCGTCGTGTATATGTCCAACCTGCATGACATCTTCAGTTGTCCACCCTCTGGCTTTAAGGCTCCCGTGTAAAATACAAGTAGCCTCTTTCATTGCGATGGCTCCTGCTGATTGTAGCAGAGTATTAAACGCACTATGGGGTGATCTAATTTTTAATTTTCTACCATCTACTCCAGTCAGATACTCTTGGTGCTTAAGTCTATGTTGTATACCATTTTGTATCTTCTTAATAGCCGGGGTCTTCCTGAAGAATTTATTCTTTAATGCTCGTCCCTCGTTTCTACCGCCATCAATCAGTGTGCCTATTTTGGCATCTCCAGCACCATAGCAAATGGCGTATATCAGAGTTTTTGCCTCATCTCTAGAAGAGAGACCCGCCGCCTCTTGGTTCGCTGTGTGAATATCTCCGTGGAGTATTTCTTCGGTATACTTACCCTCATCAAAAGGGAAGGTGTAATGAGCCAAGCACCTCAGTTCCAAACCACTAGCATCCACGCCTACTAGAACGTATCCTTCAGGTGCTGTGAATAGACTGCGACACTCTTTGCCCCACATAGCACCAACTCTGGGA